CCCCCCCGCAAGATTCCAAGGACTATTCAAACCATCGGTTTCCGGCGTGTAGTACGCCGGGCATTTTGCACTTTTGGCCGTCGCCGCCGCGTCGAGTACAAACCCGAATTCATCATTCAGGCGGTCGAAAAAGTCCGGCGGCGTGCAATAGTCCATTTTCTTACTGCTCAATAATGCCGCGTTCATTCCGCGTCCTCCGTGTCCCGCCCCTTTGCGGCTTTTACCGCCGCCGGAATATCCCCGCGGCCTGCGCCCTCAACCTCCACGCGCACAACGTCGCCCGTTCGATATACCGCAATTTTCCGGGCCGGGCGAATGGCCTTGACGATCTCCGCAACGGCTCCACCCGCCGCGGCTACCAGAACCACAAACCCCAGCCAAACCCAAAAAGACGAAAAGATAAATCGCAAAAACTCCATGTCATTTCCTCCGTTCCAGTCTGTCGGCTATGTTCAAAATTCCTGCCATTGCTTCACGAATATTCGTGTCGGTGTTTGCCGTGATGGAAAGCACCTGTGCAATATCCCGTAATTCCTCCGCCGCTTCGACGATCTCCGCCGCCGCGCCGGATTCTTTCATGCAGTCCGGGCAAAGTGTCAATCCCTCCGCCGTCGGCGCGCCGCACTTTTCGCACTTTCGGTTTTTCACCGCCTGCACCCCCTTACACGGGGTAGCCGAAAACAAAGAATGTCCCGGTCAATATCGCACCCAGCAAGAACGCCAGCCACGCGATCATAAGCACCGCAAGGACGTTTTCGGCCCATCCCGCTACACGCAAGGCCCATCTTGCCGCCGCCAGCGGCCCACGGCGGCGCTGTGCGGCCCGCTTCGCTTCCGGGTTATCCCGGTTCAGGTCGTATGTATTCGCCTTTTCAGCCGCCGCCAGTTTCGGCGTGAAGTGCTTCCGCACCGTGAAGATCACCCAAAAGGCAAGGACGATCACGCTTCCCGCTGTCATTGTACTTCCTCCCGTTCTCTGGCCCATGTGCATTCCGCGCACTCTTCCAATTCTCCCGTTTCCAGCGGGCAAGGCTCCATTTCGGCCCACTCTGGCTTTCCACAATCGTATTTCATCGGTCGTTCTCCTTTTCTCCGGTATGCCCGCGCAAGGCAAGCATTTTTTCACGAACCAGCTTGTCAACGACGCGGCCCGGCGTTTTCTGCCCGCTCATGGTCATAAGCCGTTCGAGGTTATAGGCGGTCTGCGGTGTTACCCGAACCGTTAATTTCTGTCTGTGCTGTTTCTTCATTGCTCCCGCTCCTTTCGTGCGCGTAGTCGAGGAATAGAACCGCTCCGTTGAATCGGACCCGCCACGGTTCGAGGTCCGCCGCGGTGACGTATTTTCTGCCGAATCGCTCTTTCATGTCCCGCCAGACTTCCCACGGAACAAAGAAAAAGTCATTTCCGATTCCGGCGCACACAGCGGAGATTGCGCCGTGCTGGTGGTGATGTTCCAGCGCGTCCCGCTGTTCCTGCGTCAGAACGTCCCATTTCAGGCGGTCCGTGGTGGTGTACTTTGCTTCAAAGACGATTGACCGTCCGCCCGCAAGCGTCCCCTGAAAGTCCGGCTGTGCGCGGGCCGTGAACCGCCCCTTGAAAATCCCGTCGCGGCTCTTCTCCAACACGCGGAACGGTTCAGGCGTTTTGTCAGCCGTCGCCCGCCCGCGGGACGCATACAACGCGCACGCGGCTTTTATGGCCTGCTCGAAAAAATGCCCCTGCGCGTTGTTGACCTTGTTTTGGTAGCGCATGGCCGCGCGCTGGTGATCTATCTGCATCGTTTATCCCTCCGTTTTCTCCCGCTCCCGTTCGTCATGGTCTGGACAGGGGAACGGCTCTGTCCGGTAGCACTCTTCGCAACATTCGTCGCACACGGCTTCCCCGCGGCGGCGGTAGTATTCGCAAGGGTGGACCCGCTCGACGGGCTTTCCGCATATCGCGCAATTCACGGCTCCACCTCGCTTTCCAGCGCGGCCCGCCGGGTGTGGTGGTTCATTCCCCCATGTGTACGGCTCCCCGCCGCAATTATCGCGGAACAGGCACTTTCGGCAAGCGTCGTCCGCCGTCCTGCTTTCGCAGTATTCTTTGATAACGGCAACCGCGGCGTTCAATGCTCGCGCCTGTTCTGTCAGGTTGTCCCGCTCCATTCGTGCAACCTCCGTTCCTTATGCCGGGCCAAGTATTCGGACCAGCTTTCTTTCAGGTATGACCGCCCGTAAATGAACCGCTGGGCGAACTCTTTTTGACGCGCGTTTGGAATTATCCCTTTTCGCTCGTTCCGCTCCGGCTGGGCGTATATGCTGATACCCTTTAGGCGTTTTAGCCGCTCCACCCGGTAGGCCGCGTTTTCCACGTCCTCCGTGACAAGCAGGTAAATAAACAGGTTATACGGCTTCTTCCCGTGGTTCCCCAGCAGTTCCGCCGCCCGCTCGATCGCTTCAATCTGCGGTATCTGGTCGCACGAAAACCGAATGAATCGAATCCACGTCAGCCGCGCCAGTATGCCCGCTATGCGGTCATTGACCAACCGTGCGTCCATGCCTTGATTTAGGTCTATCGCGTACCCGCTCCCGATCATGCTTTCAAGCTGGGAAACCCCGTATTCGGAAGCAAGTATATTGTTATCCATCAGGACAAGTTTGTTCGTGTCCGGTCGCACAACCTGTTTCCATTCTCTGTACGGCTTGATTCCGCCCTCTTTTTCCGGGACTACGCACCACGGGCAATGATTCGGGCAACCGCGGGTCAAATACCCTATCGCGTAGTCGCATTCCGGGTAAATGCTGTAATCAGGAAAGGCCGCGTCGATCTCCGGCGGCAACTTCTGGTTTAGCGGTATGTCGTCATATCCTGTCCCGCCGCGTATTGTGTCCGGCGGCAAGTACAGGTTTTCCGGCGTGAAGTCAAAGACTTTGCTTGAATACACCCGGTCATAATGGCACATAGGGGACCACCATTCGACGGAATCCCCGCGGGCTTTGTGGTATGCCGAAATCTTCATCAAGGCATAGTTCGGAAAGGTCTTGTGCTTCATGTACTCCTGTTCCGCGTCGTGAAGTCCTATCCGCATAGCGCACCCCGCTTCACAACTCCACAATTCCGCCGATGTTGTCTACGTCTGCCCGTGTGACGCTCCGGCGTTTCAGAATTCCCGCAATCACGGTTCCGTACTTTTCCCAGCGCGCCGACACAAGAATGAAATACCGCAATTCCGGGTTCATCGTTGCCTGAATTTTCAATGCCCCCAAAATCCGGTCGTCAATCTCCGTTTTCAAGGGATAGACGGCAATTCTTCCTGTGTCCTTGTCAATTTCGCGGCAAATCGCCATAAGGCGCATAGGCTTCCGCGGCTCTTGCTCCGGGCGGCGCGTCTCCCGCTCGGACCGCCTGCAATCGCATAGTTCGCCCGCGTCCAAATGCGCCCCGCAATTCGGGCATTCCCGGTAAGGCGTTCCCATGTTGACCGCTCCTTTCTATTCTTTCTTCCTCAATTTCAGGTATATTGACCAACCCGTGAAATCGTTGTATTTGTACTCAATCCCGTAATCTTCGTCCGTCAGGGTCCAGCCGGGATATTTCTTTTCCCAAAACTCCCGCCCCGGACGTTCCCGCGCCCACTTCTCAATCTGCCGCCGATTGTACTTCCCGTCATTCGTTCGGCTGGTGGGGCGTTCAAGGTTCTGCGAGGAAGTCCACCGCTTCTTCCCGCCGCTTTGCTTCACAAGGTAGACACAAAGGGCGGCTATGCCGTTTTCATCGGCTTGCAGGCGGTCAGCGTTGCAAAATCCGATTCGATCGCCTTTCTTCTGGCCCTTGCGTTTTCGCTTCCTCCACAGCTCTTCCACCACGTCACGGTCTAACCCGCCGTTCATAACGATATGGTGATGAATACGAACGGGTGTGTCGCTGTTTCGTTTGGTGGTGTATGACGTGATCAGCAGATATTTCAGCGGCGGCAATCCCTCTTTCTCCCTGCGGTATGAAATCCGGCGGAGGTAGTTTGTCGCTTCCCGTTCCGCGTCCTCCACCGTGGCCGGAAGATATTTCGGGCTGTATGTAGCCGATACATGAAGCGCGTCCGGGTCGTCCCCGAAATTCAGGTTTCCAAGCTGGATAAAATATCGCCGGGCGTTTATGTCGTTCAGGTTCTTTTGCTTTGGCTCCGATTCTCGCACTTTCTTCGAGCGGGTCCGCCTTGTGGCTCTGTACTGCGCGTCTGTGTACTGGAATATGTCAACTTCCCGGTAACTCTTTCCGCAATAGATTTTCTTTTCTCTGATAAATGTTCGCACTTTGCTTCACCCTCTTTCTGCGGATGATGAAGCGGGCGTGTCCTGTCTTTCCGGTCTGCTCCCCGTCAGGGCGCAAAGGGGGAAGAGGGTTCCTATCCTGCGCCCCCTCCCTCTTCCCCCTTTGCAATCCCCCTTTACCCTCGGCGGCGCAAAAAGAGAAAGTGAAGAGGGAAGAGGGCGTGGAGTAGGACCGCTGAACCCGTGCTTTCTTCCTGTCTGCGTAACAAGGCTTCGTCGGAATGATAATACCCATTACAAGCCCGCTACGCCGCATAAAAACGGCGTTGTTTCTTGACTTTTCCGCCGCTTTTTGCTATACTTTCGTTAGGTTGATAGATGATATATTTTCATCGGCGGAATCCGCTTCGCGTTGCTTTGCAGAACAACGCGGGGCGGTTTTTCTTATGTACTTTTTGCGGCGGCGGGGAGGGGTTTACCCCTCCGCCGCCTTTTTGTCTGCCTCTTCCTGCGCGATCTCTTCCGCGTCCTGCTTTGACTGGAACAGGGCGGCAACCACCGCGCCCAGCGCGTCGCCCCACAAATAGGGCGGATAATCGTTCAGCGTGGACATGAGCGCATCCACGGCGTCCAGCTTCATTTCTTCACGGCGCGCGGCCTGCTCTTCTTCGTCGTCCTCTCCGGGGATAGATACCAAGATTACAGATTTCGGATAGCAAAGCGGGCGAACGCCCCCGAGGCCGTAGCACGCGCCGTGCCAGTTCATCGCGCCGGAGGAAGCGACGCGGCGGACGACGTACGAATACGACGCGTCACACGTCCACGGGGTCAGGTTCCAGCACCATTCGTCCACGGGCGGGGTGATCTCCCGATACTTGCGGCAAAGCGCGTCGGACCGCAAAGCGATCTTGTCCGTGGCGGTCCCGTAATCGGTCATTCCGTCGTCGGCGGTCAAGTCGCTTTCCCAATCAAGGAACGCGGCCCGGTCTGCGCCCTCCGCAACCAATGCGTCAAGGAACGCCCCGTTCAATTCCCGGCGCAAAGAGGATTTCCGCCAGTCGTTGCAGTTCTCTTCATCGAACGCCCGGAGAAAAACAGGTTCCGCCGCCAGACAAAGCGTTCCCGCGCCGATGTCCTCGAATTTGACCCACTCAACGCCGCCATACATGAAGCGATCGCCCGGTTTCAGTTCAGCAAGTTTTTTCATGGTCCTTTTCCTCCCGAAAAATAGATTTGATTTCCTTGATATAGTCCCGCGCCGTTGCGGAAATTGTGTAGTAGAACACGGGGAGGAAGAGGGCGAAAACTTCGCCGCCGATCGCCTTATATCCCCGTTCTGTCAGGGCGTAGGCCGCACCCGCTCGAAACAGCAGGACCCCGGCCACGGTCAGGGCCGCATATTTCGCCACGGTCCAGCCGTTCAGCCGGACGCGCCGCCGGGTGTGCTTCTTGCTCCGCCGCCGCGGGCGGGCTTGTCCCGCTCCAATGGTGATTGTTCTGATTTCCTGCGTCATGGTGTCGCCTCCACAAAATTGATTCGGTCCGCCGCCGCGATTGCAACGGCGCGCCCGTTCCGGTCCAGCAGTTCGCCTTGCACGTGAAGTCCTTTCCCGTCCGGGGTCTTTCGGTAAATCACCGCCGTTATTTTCTGATAGGTAATACCGCTGAACGCAACCGGGCGTTCATCCAGAAAAGCCCGCTTCAATTCATTCACTGTCACGGCGCGCACCGCCTTTCCGGGAAATCTCGTATTCCGCCCCGTAGCGGCGGCGTTTGCACCGCCAACAGGTGATTTTCAGGTTCTTTCCGCCTGCTATGCGGGTTATGTCGTGCTTCCCGGCCTTTTTCAGTTCGAGAAAGCAGGGCAAGCAGAATTGACGCTTCACAGCTTCACCCCCTCTTTGATTTTCAAATAGAATTCCTCCGGGGTCATGTCCGCCGGAACGGTCAAACTGATTGCGTGGAACTGCTTACGGCATTTCGTACATTCCCGCCGCTCGATTGCCCCCACGGTCCAGATATTCACACTTCCGCCGTGGCCGGGGTAAAGTCCGATTTCTCCGCAATGGGGGCAAACAACACGCAAGCCATTTTTCACGATCTCGCCGGATTCTCCGTAAATCACGCCGTTTGTGGCCTCTCGCGCTACGTTCTTCATTCCGGTTCCCTCTCGATCACTTCGCAATCCCCGGCGCAGATTCCCAAATAGTTCCCGCCGTGGTGGATGAAATAGACTGTTTCGCCGTCCCCGGTCGTCGATACTCCTTGCACGTAGAAAACCCGGCCTTTCTCAACAAGCGGAATTTTTGTATCGCGGGTGATTCGGATTTTCACGCCGTCACCCTCTTTCCCAAATCCGCTTGACTTCCTCGCAACAGTAGTCCGCCCCGTTGGTTAGCACCCAGTCTTTCAGGTCGTCCCGCTGGGCGCGCTTGCAATACCGTTCCAGCGCGTTGTAATCGTCTTGCAGGGTGTCCGGGTTCAGGAATTTCAGGGTTTGACCCGTGGCAAACGCCAGTTCAGCCGAAACCACAATGCACCCTGTTCCGTCGTAGGTGTCCGGGTGAATGCGAATGAACAGGTTCCCCAACCTCATTTTGAAGTAACCGGGCATTGCAGTTTCTTCTTTTGTCAGGCCCTTTGCGGTCCCGAATTCCTGCATTGCCACGGCGCGGGCTTTTGTGGCCGTCAGCTTCACGCCGCCGGGGTAACTGTTTTTCTTCGTCATGGCTTTTCCGCCTCCCGCTCGAATCGGATTTTCATTTGTGCCGGGTAAAGGTCAACTTCTGGCCGTCTTTTTCCGGTCCACCGCAAGCCGCCCGCCTGTCCAACACACTTCCAGCCAGCGGCCCGCAGGCTTGCCCCGTTTTCGCTTTCCAGAATGTATGTCACCAGCCGTTTATACCCCATAGCGCGGGCGGTTCTCCATGCGGTGGCATAAAGCATTGAACAGGCGTTCCGGGTCCCGTCTGTGCAAAGCCTGTTGACTTCCAGCGTCCAGCCGTCGTCTAAATGCCGCGCCACCGGACGGCCCACAATGGCAACGCCCACGATCTTTTCGCCGTCGGAAAGCCCGATGGAAAATTTATGCCCCACCGTCGGCCCGTGGTGTCTGTGGTTCTGCTCCACGAACGCGTTTGCTTCCCGTAGGGTTATAGGTACAACTTCAAGCATTAGACCGCCCCCGCCGTCCCAGCTTCAAGCCCCAGCCACCAGCCGGGGCTATTCCGCTTTTCTTCGTAGGGGCAACCGCTCCCGTCGTCGCAACTCACCTTTCCGCACCCGGCGCAATACTGCCGCTGGAATTCTTCGTCCCACGGTCCATCCAGAACGGGCAGGCTCCGCAGGAATGCGGCCAGCGTTTCCGGGGTTCTGGCGATCTCTTCAAAATTAGTTGCCAATCTGCACACCTCCTTGTGAACTCACCGCCGCGGGCTTCCCGCGCCGCTTAAAACTGGCCTGCACCCTCTGTTGTGCAAGAACGGGGTTGTATTCCCGCCGCTGGTTGCGGTCAAGTTCTCCCGTTTCGCCGCGCTTCAATTCGCGGTAGACCGTCGCCGTTGTCACGCCAAGCCCTGCGGCAATGTCGGCCACGCGGTCCCCATTCAGGTATCGGGCGGCGATTTGCTCCCGGTCCCGAAAGTCTATGTATCTGTACTGCCGCACCAC